TTTACAGGTCCTAGTGGCCCAGAAGGTCCTACAGGCCCAACAGGAAATACAGGAATAAATGCGACAGGATGCGGTGGAGCAACTGGATCCAAAGGAACATGGTTGGATTCTTTGCAATGGGACATGGGTAAAGGGCCAAATAGTGATTTTGTAAATACTTTTCAGGGAACCGGTGGTTGGGGCAATACATGGGGCATTTATGCTACGGCAGCAGCAGCTGCAATCCAAACTCAAGAAAGATTGACCTGGGAGGGTTTTTTCGATATCGCACCGACGACTCCCCAAAGCAAAAACATTTTTCCTCTTATAGCGTTAGATAATAATCAAAATGAATTTAAATCGTATTCCGGTTCTCTTTTGCACTCATCGAAGATTATTGGCAAATTTTACGGAAACAAATATTCTGACAGTAGTGGGGTGATTGGTGCAACAACCGGAAAGCTTTCTTTATTTACAGGAATTTCCGGTGGCACTTTTGTTTTCCGTTCTTTTGGAATATCCGGATCAGGATTAACTGTAGGCTCGGACTCTAATTACATATACATAGACACAACTCAAATATCTGCTGGTTCTAGTGGATTTGGTCAAAACGAATTATTGTATTGGACTTCTCATTCACAAATAAGTGGAATAACATTAGACAACGGATTTACATTAGGTTATGTTTCTCAACCAAGCGGAACAACTAAAGATGCGTATTTTAGTTTAAACAGTAGAACTCTTTCGAAATCTAAAATAAAAACAATTGCTGTTTCAAATCCACAAGGAATAACATTAGATTTAACAGAAGCTGGAGTATTTTATATTCATACTCCGGCGAAAATAACAGGATTTACAGGAACAACAGGATGGCATCCTGGAACAGTTTACAGTACAACTTTAATTTTAGAAAACGATTATGTTTTTCAATTTCCTAAAAATATAGTATTTCCTAAAAATAATAATACTCTTTCTTGTGGTGAAAATATTATCAATTTGACATCAATAGATGCAGGAAAAACATGGTTGGCAAATATTTTTGGAAAAGGATTCAGATCCATCACTTCTACTTGTCATTCTAGTTGGGATAAAGGATCTTGTACTGTCGGAACAACATGTGAAAACTATGTTACTCGATGGGAATGCAACAATCAAGGTGGAACATTTTGTTTGGCTCCTTGTGCTCAAGAAACCGATGTATACGAAGAAGGATCTTGTTGTGTAAATGGAGTTTGTCGAGACGGAGTATCTCAGTTCAAGTGTAACATATACGGCGGTAGATTTTGGAGTCAACAACAAACTGGAGGTTCTGGTTGCGACGCATTCAAATGTTGGGATCCTTGTTTTCCAACAATAGGAAGTTGTTGTATAGGATTGACTTGTATGGATCGGCATACAAAATCTGAATGTGATTTGTTGGGCGGTGAATGGAAACCATGGTCATGTTCAACACCATTTGCCTGCGAACCACTTATCAATTCTAAAGGTGCATGTTGTTTATCAAAAACACAATGCCAATTTATGTCTTGGAAAAACTGTACATTGCAAGGTGGATTGTTTATGGGAATAGGAGAATTGTGTGATGATGTTAATTGTGATTGTTTTGAAGGTCCTGGAGTTACTGGGGGGTTTGGGTGTAATTCTGCAGGAATAGATTTTGCAGGAGCGGAATCTGTATTTAAGGAATATAAAATAGATTTAACAGACTTAGACTTCACTGCAGCAGAACAAATCTGTTTAACTTATAAAACATACACCATAAAAGATCGTATCATTATCACTAAAACTAATGATTCAAATCCCGCTATAAAAAGTATACTACAAGGACCTGTTGCTACTAATTACACTACTTCACAATATCCTGAATTTGCACAACAAACAGTAAAACATCCTGCATATCATGATACTGATGCAGATGGTATATCAATTCCTAGTTCTATTATATACGACTCTGGATGTGTCTGTACAGACATTTTGTGTACCGGCACCGTGGGGCTGCCCAATGGGATAGTATCTAAGACAATAACAATCAATCCAGGTAATATAGAACTGGATATTAACAATGAATGGTATAAACAATTAAGATTATGGATTCTTGGAGGATGCGACGGGTTCGATGGTACTCGGTGGGATATTAGCATTAAGTGTAATGCATGTGAATACGGAGCATGTTGTTATCAAGATACTTGTGTAGAAAGAACATCAAAAGAGTGTACTGATACTGGTGGAGTGTGGAAAGGTCAAGGAAGTAGTTGTGGATTCGATACTTGTTCTACGCCACCACCACCGCCACCGCCGGGTCCACCGCCGTCGGGACCACCACCTTCGGGACCACCGCCGTCGGGACCACCGCCGTCGGGCCCACCGCCGTCGGGACCACCGCCGTCGGGACCACCACCGTCGGGACCACCACCGTCGGGGCCGCCACCGTCGGGGCCGCCACCGTCAGGGCCGTGGTGCGAAGGGCAGCCGGGCATAAGCCCGCCCTACTGCATGTGTGACGTTTGTATGTGTGCGCCATGCTGCGGCGAGGACTGCCGTTTCAGCGCCGGCGCCGGGTGTGTGGCCACACAAATGGTGTGTGGGCTCGCAGAGGGGTGTAAATTATTGGGCGTATGTTGCGAGATGCAATACTGTACAAAAGTCGAATGCAACCCGCCGAATAGCTGCCCCATGCCACCACTGCCTTCCACTCAGTCGCCGCCGCAGAAGTCCAAATACGCAATACAAGAATTTTATCAAATAAATATAGGAAATATTACATTTGAGGTCTACATATGACGCAATTTAGAAGTAGATTAGGAGAGGCAGTAGATTACAGTTTACTATTAAATCAAGGCCTATGTTGCAAAGGAATCACTAGAATTGGAGGAACAGGAGAATTAGGATATCATTCTTGTTTTGCAACAGGTGGTCAATATTTTCCGTTTACTAAAGAAATTTTTAATCCAGTTACTGGTTTTTTGCTAGATTACACTCAATGGGAAACTTGTTCAGATAAAGATCCAAGGAAAAATCAATGACATTAACTTCAAAAGAAATCGCATTTTTACAACAAAGTGGCCAAAACTGGGGATCGTGTTATACAATTATAGAAACATCTACAAACAGATTCCTTGGATGTTCCGTTACACTTGATGAAAATTGTAATGGAGATGGAGTTTTTATTTCTGGTAAAGATTGTCAATCGGATTCGACGTTCGATTCTATTAAAGATTCTGAGGGGAATTGGAATGCAATACCACAGCCCATAAGTTCTTTCTATGATATAAAGCCCGGAGAAAAAAAATACGACTCTATTTTTATTGGAATATACACTCCCAGCACAATCAGTGTTTCTAATGGAATAAATACTTCATCCAGTTCTGATTCAAATTCTTATGCAATATTGTTGTATCCAAAACCATTTTACGATAGAAAACCACCTGAACCAAAAGAAACACTCGATGGAGTTAAAACTCTGACTGATGATACTTCTTTTTTTAACGGCAGATACAATAGTTTTGCTGGACCTAAATTTGGTCCTCCAGTTAATGTAGACACTAATTTTATTTTTGGAGTAAAATCTTTTTTTCGAGATTGGTATTATCCGTCTATTGCAGAATTGATATTTATTCATAACCAATACATGTCAAATCCCAAATTAAGAGCACCTATAAATTCTATACTTGAAGAAACAAAGGTAGTTCGTTCATCTACTGCGTTTTCCTTAAACACAAGGGCATATCCAAAACTAGACCCTATTAATAGAAATACTTTCTACTCTTTTGATTTTGAAAAAAATAAAATAGTATATGTTGGTTTTTATTTTCAAACTCTTCAGTTTCTTATAAGATCTATACCAATAATAAGTTAATATGGGATGTGGTTGTAATAAAAATAAAAACTCTGAAAAATCTTGCACTGGCTCAGATTGTCCGTCAAAAAAAGCAGTAAAAGAAATTACAATTGAACATTTGATTGAACCCGTTTCTGATATAAATACTCGTAGTGTTCCTGTTTGGGTAAAACAAAAAGGTTATAATATGGATCAAGAATTTAAAAAACGAGAAGTGGCGCCTTCAAATCCGATTGCAAAAGGATTTGGAATGGCAACAAGTTTTATTAGCGCAATAGCATCAAAAGGACTCAGTGAAGAAAAAGTAAACATTCCTTTAAAACAATTACGAGTATTAAGTTGTTTCGGAAATAGAGAATCAGGTGGAGTATTACCTGCTTGTGAATATTTACAAACAAGTACGACACCAGGAAAATTCTTTTGTGGGGGATGTGGGTGTGGAGACAAACCTCTTACTTGGTTAAACGGTACTGCAGACGAATACAGTAAACTAGATTATCCTAAATTGGTCTGTCCTCTTCAAATGCCTGGATTTTCTAATTATAAAGAATCTGGACCAGAAGAATCTGTTGCACCAGTTACTCGTCGAGCCTATATTGAAAAAATGAAATTTGAAGAATTAAACTCGATTCCAGTAACCATGCCAGAAGATCCCAAGAGTTAAATATTTTTTGAGTGAAGGCCCAGCTCCTTATAAATAAAATGGAGCAATAATGGGAAATATTAACTCAAAAGATAAAATTATTAAATACGCACTTCGGGCATTAGGTCATCCTGTAATAGACATCAACGTAGATCACGAACAATGTCTGGATCGTGTAGACGACGCACTAGAATTATTTGCAGAACGACACTTTGACGGAGTAGAAAAGGTGTATTTTCGTCATACAATGACCGAAGATAATATACAAAAACGATATATTGATACAGAAACCTTAACTAATCCTAGTGGTATAACAGGAGACGGGCCCGACGGAACAACTATAGTAAGTGTTGTAAAGTTGTTTCGTTTTAGTAATTTTGCTAATATTAATATGTTCGATATCAGATATCAACTTGCCCTGACAGATTATTTTGGTATCAATAGAGGATTGGCCTCTCAGGCCTCACTGGGTCTTCCTCAGTACAGCGCAACAAAACGATATATTAATTTAATTGAACAATTTTTTTCTCCAGAAAAATCTATAAGATTCAGTAAAGTTAAAAACAGAATTTATATTGACGGACCCATGGAAGAATTTTCAGCAGGTGCAGTTATGGTTATTGAGGCGTATGCTGCACTGGATCCAAACAAATACAATGAAATATACGACGACAGATTATTGAAAAAATATGTTACTGCCCTAATTAAAAGACAGTGGGGAGCAAATATGTCAAAATTTGATGGAGTTCAATTGCCTGGTGGAATAACCACGAGAGGAGGGGCAATAATGCAAGAGGCAATGCAAGAAATACAAAATATTGAACAAGAACTCGTATCGACACACGAACTACCTTCTGACTTTTTCATAGGATAATGTATGGCGACAAATCCGTATTTCAGATCATACGATTCTGATCGAGAACAAAAACTCATCAATGAATTGACTGTTGAAACTATTCGTGCAATGGGCCGAGATGTTCTGTATATTCCTAGAGATTATTTGAATATAGACAACATATTCGGAGAAGATCCGGAAGCAAAATTTACCGAAGGATATCCAATAGAGGCTTATCTGGTAGACGTAGATCGGTTTCAAGGAAATCGAGATGTTATCGCAAAATTTGGTGTACAAATAACAGATCGTTGTACTATACTGTTATCTAAAACCAGATTCGAAGAAGAAATAAAACTTAAAAGAACAGAGATACTCAAGCCTCGTGTTGGAGATTTAATATATCTTCCTCTTTCCAAGTCTTTATTTGAAATCAATTATGTAGAAGACGAATTTCCATTTTATCAATTAGGCGGATTAACTACATACACTCTTACTCTGGAACTGTTCACATACGACGGAGAAACCATCGATGTTGGAGTTACCGATGTAGATGTCATAGAAACAGAAAGAAAAACTCCTGCCATTATATCGTATATTCACGGAAGTCCTATTACTGGATCAAATGAAATCAGAGACGGCGAATTGGTATTTCAAGTATTAGGAGTAACCGGGCCCGGTTCTACTTTAGCAAATGCAACAGCAACTGCTACAGTAGTAGATATTATTCACGGCACAACAATGAACGCACTGTATCTGTCTGGAATTAGTGGTGCCTTCTCTTATAGTCAAACTCAAACCGTCAAGGGAAGTGTATCGGGTGCAGAATATTACTTCCGAGTGGCGGGAACATCTAGTGACAGAATAATTCCAACAGATCCGTTTACCGGCAAAAATGTAAATGACAACAATGACCTGAAACAATCTACAATGACTATTTTTGATTTTACTGATATTGATCCGTTTTCTGAAGGAAATTATTAATGTTTAATCAGATTTTAGAAAACGGCTTTGACGATATTATTAAAAAGCATGTTATTGCATTTGGGTCTTTGTTTAGTTCTGTATATACCATGACCGAAAGAAACGGTCAAACAGAAAAAAGAAGAGTTCCAATATCATTTGGTCCTAAAGAAAAATTTATTCAATTAATTATAAACGAAAGTGGCATAACAGATAAAACTCATATTCAAATGGATTTGCCTCGAATTGGATTCGAGCTAGTAAACATTCAGTACGATTCTGGACGCAGATTAAATAAACTACAAAAGAAAACAAAAATTATTAATAATGTTCGAAAACAAGCCTTTTCAGAATCTCCATATAACTTTACATTTGCCCTGTATGTGTTTTCTAGAAGTATACAACACAATTTACAAGTAATTGAACAAATTGCTCCGTATTTTACTCCAGACTTTACTGTTACGATGAATATGAATGAACTGTATCAACGAGTAGATGTTCCTATTGTTCTAATGGACATAGATATTAACGAAGATTATGAAGGAGCATTTGATCAGCGTAGATCAATAGTTTCTGTGTTGCAGTTTAATATGAAGGGTTACATTTACTCGCCCACAAAAACTAATACTACTGGTGTTATTGAAACTAGTGATATTAATTTGTTTGATGGCTTGACTGGAAATACTTTTATTTTGGATATTGGATATACCGGAGACGCTGATATCGGCCCGTCAAGTATTGTTTGGTCTCCTGAAGGAGCTCCATGAAATCTAGTAATGAAAAAATATCTGATGCATTGAATATCGAATTTACACCAGAAGAAACTACTTCAATAGTTAAACCTGTTCCGGAAAAAGAATTTACAGATTTAACAGGAG